AAATCCATTTGGAGATCCTAGATAATGCTTGGTTCATATTTTTATAACGAACGAATAAGAAAAAGTGTAGCCATGTTTGGTTCTCTTTTCAATAACATCTATGTGATTCGAAAGAATGCTGCAGGTGCTGTGATTAGCACTGTAAAGGTTCCTATCTCATATGCACCCAAAAGAGATTTTATTGATAGGATTAGGGAGTCGGCAAATCTAGATACTGATACAAATGTAGGCATAAAGCTGCCTAGAATGTCTTTCGAAATATTGGGATATTCTTATAATTCTGTAAGACAGTTGAATAAAATGGGTAATAAAAACAAGGTAACGACTACACTTGCCACTCCTCAAGTAAAAAGAGCGAAGATTTACAACTACGTACCGTATGATATCAACTTTCAACTACAGATTTACGCAAAGACTCAAGATGATGCGCTACAAGTTGTAGAGCAAATACTACCTTTCTTTGCCCCACAATACTCATTGACGATTAAACCATTCACTGATTATGCTGATATTAAAGAGGATGTGCCTATTACACTTGAGGGGCTTTCTACGCAAGATGATTATGAAGGAGAGTTGGGAAGCCGTAGAACCATTATCTATGCTCTAGACTTCAATATGCAAGCCAACTTTTACCAAGGCGTCAACGAATCTGCTATCATCAGAAAAATCGTTAACAATCTGCATGTGGGGTCTATTGCTGATTCGGATGGGTTTGGAAATGCATCCATACCTGACACTAAGATAACAATCTTGCCAAATCCATTGAACGCATCACCAGATAGCGACTTTGGATTTACTACCAACTATTTGAGAGCGGAAAGCGGTGATAGTAGTGGATGATAAAAAGAAAGACGTAGACAACGACTATACATACTCTCGTGCAGTTCTTTATGATCTGATCGAAAAGGGTAGAGGTGCGTTGGAAGATATGCTTGAGGTGGCTCGTGAAAGCGAACATCCAAGAGCATTTGAGGTTCTATCAGGATTGATTAAGAACACCGCTGATGTGAATGATAAGCTACTTGACCTAAATAAGAAACATAAGGACATAAGTACAGATCCATTCAATCAAGTTGAGAATGGAACTACCAACAACAATGTCTTTATCGGGTCAACAACGGACTTGCAAAGAATGCTACAAGATGTACACAAAAAAGAGGAAAATAATGTGGTGGATATAACGCCACACTTGAAAGATGAATAATATTATTAATGGTAAGCAAGGCTACCTTGGCAATCCTAACGTAAAACGTGATGGTGTACAAGACGGCTGGACCAAAGAAGTTATCGCAGAATATCAGAAATGCATGCTAGATCCAGTATATTTTGCTCGGACCTACTGTAAGATTATTTCTCTTGACAAAGGATTGGTAAACTTTAAACTATATCCTTATCAAGAAGAGATGTTTAATCATTTCAATGATAATAGATTTTCTATCGTTCTTGCTTGTAGGCAGAGCGGCAAATCTATTTCGTCTGTTGCATATCTACTATGGTATGCTATTTTCAATAGTGAAAAGAATATTGCGGTGTTGGCTAACAAAGGATCTACGGCACGAGAAATGTTGGCTCGTGTGACACTGATGCTAGAAAACCTACCTTTCTTTTTACAGCCTGGCACCAAAGCTTTGAACAAAGGATCTATCGAGTTTTCCAACAACTCCAAGATTATTGCAGCGGCTACGTCTGGTTCATCTATTCGTGGTCTCTCTATCTCTCTGCTATTCCTCGATGAGTTTGCGTTCGTGGAGAAGGCAGCGGAGTTTTATACATCTACATATCCAGTTATTTCGGCTGGTAAGGATACGAAAGTTATCATTACTTCTACTGCCAATGGCATTGGTAATATGTACTATAACATATGGCAAGGGGCAGAGCAAGGGACAAATGCGTACAAACCATTCAGAGTAGATTGGTGGGATGTTCCTGGACGTAATGAAAAATGGAGAGAAGAGACTGTTGCCAATACGTCACAACTACAGTTTGACCAAGAGTTTGGTAATACATTCTTTGGTACTGGAGATACACTGATTAGCGCAGAAACTCTATTAGAGTTTAGGGCAGCAAATCCTATAAAATATTTAGAGGGCGGGGATTTGTTGGTTTATGATAAGCCGAAAGGGGGCCATGAATATATTTTGACGGCTGATGTATCGAAGGGAAGAGGTCAGGACTATTCTACCTTTACAATAATCGACATTAGCGTATCACCATTTAGGCAAGTGGCTGTATATCGCAACAACAATATTTCTCCATTGCTCTTCCCAGACATTATTTATAAGTATGCAACTCTCTACAACGAATCATATGTTATTGTTGAGGCAAATGACCAAGGGTCACTGGTGACCAGAGGATTATACTATGACTTAGAATACGAGAACTTGCATATGGAATCTGCCATTAAAGCAGATAGGATTGGTGTTGAAATAACAAGGAAATCAAAAAGAATAGGATGTAGTGGTATCAAGGATATCTTAGAGAATGGAAAACTTCTTATCCAAGACCAAGAAACCATTATGGAAATATCGACATTTACTGCGAGAGGACAATCTTTCGAAGCATCTGATGGCAACCACGACGATCTTATGATGAACTTGGTTATGTTTGGCTACTTTGCAAGTACAACCCAGTTTCGAGACATGACCGATATTAATCTTAGGGAAATGATGTATAGAGAAAAAATAGAAAAGATCGAAGCAGATATGATGCCATTTGGTATTATAGATGATCACCTTCCCCCTGAAGGACCACGTGTGGAAGAACATCAAAGTGGGTGGGCTATCGACCCAACGGATACAAACTTTTGAAAATAAAAATAGTATAAATAGTTGTGATTGAACATCCGTATTATGGTAAGCTTATCAACTTTAAAAACTGAGGAATAAAACGCTATGGCACTTACAACCCCCTCTCAGTCTCCAGCAATCGTTACGAAGGAGATTGATTTAACAGGAGGTGTACCAAACGTACCAACTAGCACAGGCGCTTTTGTAGGCGAGTTTCGGTGGGGTCCAGTACAATCACCCACTCTAGTCGCAAACGAAGCAGGTCTGGTTGAAACTTTTGGAGCACCTGACAGTGATAACACTGTCGAATGGCATTCAGCCGCATACTTTTTAAGATATTCTAGCGACCTTAGTGTTGTTAGAGAAATCAACGGAGCCGTTAATGGCTGGGATTCAGACGCTGGTGGCGCTGGAACTGCAGCAGCGCCCGTTGTTAAAAACAGAGATAACTGGGACAACCAAATCGGTGCACTCAATGACTCGGATCACACATTTGTTTCCAAGTGGCCTGGTGAACTAGGCAACTCAATCGAAGTTCAGTTCTGTACAGCAGATTCATCTGGTACAGCAGACTTTGATGCTTGGGCATACAAAGGATCTTTTGATGCAGCACCCGACACGTCTGCTTGGGACTCAGATAGAGGTTCATCAAACGATGAAGTTCATATCGCAGTCATCGACGCTGGTGGTCTCTTCACAGGTGTTAAGAACTCCGTACTCGAAACTTTCCCATTCCTATCATTGTCAAGTGATAACAAAACTTCTGATGGAGCAACGAACTACGTAAAGAACGTTGTCAACAATGCTTCTGAATATGTTTGGATGGCTGGTTTTGGTGGATCACACACGACACCACCATTTAGCGCAAAGGCTGGCACTGCATCAACTTCTGCTACGAACAAAGCAAAAACTGGCACAGTAACTGGTAGCATGAGAATGGCTAACGGTTCCGATGGTTCCGCACTAACCACATCTGAATATGCAACTGGTTTTGATGAGTACGAAGATGTTGACACAACCTTGGTCGATTTCTTGATCGCACCAGGTATGAACTTGCAAGCAGATCAAACCGCAGTCGTAAACGATATGGTTGCAATCGCACAAGGTATTCGTAAAGACTGTGTGGTAGTAACTTCTCCTAATAGGGCTGCTATTATCAATAATGCAAACCCAGTAACTGCTGCAGTAACAACAGCAAATACATTCACAAGTTCGTCTTATCTGATTGTAGATAACAACTACTTGAAAGTATATGACAAGTTTACTGATCAGTATATCTTTGTACCCGCAT